TCTTTAGTAGACTTTGCCATCTCATCACCCTCAGCATCTTTTGCATAATACTTAGCGGGTTGAGTTCCCTTCTTGTCTTTAATATCTTTGTCTTGTTTTTCATCAACTTGTTTAAATCCAGGCCAACAATCTTCTGCAAGTTGGATTTCATACAACCACTTTTTGTGAGTTGTTCCATCTTCCTCTGCAAAGGTTAGATAGTTAGTGCCTCTACGAATAATTTTACCAGTTACACCAGTATATAAATCTGTGACTTCATCACCAATGGTTAAAACTTCTCCACGAACATACATATCACGAATAACATCTTCTTCAGTCATAACGTAGTTTAAACCGTTGAATGATTCACGAATACCCATGTGTTTACGAACATCTGCAAATAGTTTCTTACCATCAGCAAACCCACTTGGTAATCCTTGTGCGAATGAATTAAAATCATTCGCCGATGCAGCAGCACGCATCTTAGATGCAGACATTCCTGTTACACCTTCTGCGTCTGGATCACGTTCACCAGCAGAGACTACTTCAATGTTGTCAAAACCGTAGTAACCATGTCTTGCTTCTACACCGTTGTATTTGTTAAGTAGACTATTAAACTCATCAACTCTGTCTGAACCAACAACCATTACGATTGATTTATGTCCTTTGTTATGTAACGAGACTGCAATCTCAAATATATTTCGTGCCTTGTCTACAATAATGTTCCTTGCGTGTTTTGGGAACATCTTTTTCATATATGCAACTTTCTTTGCATATGGTAATGGGTCTTTCTTTGCGTTTTCAGAATGAGAAGCAAACACATAGTAAGGTGCGCCAGGGTTCTTCTTTGCCTGTGTCGCAACAGCGTCTAATAGTTTTTCATGTCCTGTCGTTGGTGGATTGAATCTACCAAAGGTAAATACACAAGTGTCACCACGAGCTTCTCTAATATCCTTAAAACTTCTCATTTATCCCATGCCTTTATCGCAGTAAAGTTATTGAAACTAAATTCCATTCTGTCAACAAGTTTGACAGCACCACCAGTTGTTCTATCAATGGCAACATACCCTTCTGGGTTGACTGCCTTAAATCCATTGGAAGTCTTAATGAAAGTTCCAATGCTCTTAACAGTATTTAGTTTACTTACGATACCCATCTTTGCATCAACAATGTGATTCTGAAAGGTGATAATGTTTGTAAGATTAGTAGTGTGTTTCTTTAGTTCTCTGATTGTTTCTTTTTTCTTTACCTCAAGTGCCTCTTTATTTTTTGGTGTCTTGAGTTTATCAATTTGTTTTTGAAACGCATCTTCAACCCATGTCAGATAACCAGTAGCATGAGCCTTTGCATTAGTAATCTTTTGTCCTTGTCTTACCTTACTGTTATTGTAAGTCTTTAGAGATGCACCAGCAAGATTACCAGTGAACCCATTTTGAAGTGTAAGAAACTTATCAAGTAATCCAGAGTTAATTGTTCTGAATGTAGAACCAGCAGAAGATAGTGATGCAGTAACCTTTTCGGTTTCTGCGGCAGTCATTGTTGCAGTTCCAGATGTATCTTTGTAAGTTGCATCATCCATCCAAACAGTAGATGGTTTCTGTAGTCCACTGATATTTGCACCAAATGATGCTTTCATATCTTGTAGAGTTTTACCAGAATATGTGGTGTGCCACACTACACCAATCTTTGCATTCTTGATTTGTTTACCCAAGTCTGAGTTCACATCAACTGCATATACGATTGTGTTTGGTTGAAATGTAAGGTAGGACTTACCGTCAATAGTTTCTGTGGATACATCATCAGTGAACATCAAGTCTCCTTGAAGAACACCTGTTATACCCAACTTAGAAAACTCTGTAAGCGCAGTCTTGAACTTAGAGTTCAATGCACCAGAAACATCTGCATCAACTTCTGAAGCAGATTTGTATAGTTTTGGATTTACGTTGAAAACTGATTTCTTTGCAACAAAGAACTTACCATCTTCTGGGTCAATACCAGCAAAGATTGCAGGAGCGCCATCCCACTTGACAGTCATGTTTACAGATGAACGAGATGCACCCGCCAACATATCTCTAAGAGAACGAACAAAATTGATAGAACCACGAGCTCCATCAATTCCGAAATTCAAAATTTCATCTTCGATATGTTCTAGGTGTAGATTCTTGCCACCTTTATCTTCGGCAAGAAAGCCTGAAAAGTTTAACATTTACACAGTTTCCATTCATACAAATAATTTCATTACTATTTATAATAACATAATTATTCAGAAATGTCAACGTGCTTATTGCCTTTCAGAAACTTTGGTAATGGTCTATCACCAAAAGGTTTGTTTTTAGTGAGTCGTTCTGATAACAACTCAGCGTCTATCTTTCTATAGAATGTAGATACAATATCATTGGTTGGGAACTCTACGACTTCCCATTCATTTCCGTTCTGATTTACAAAGTATCTTGGTTGTTTATACTTTGATGTCCTCAAATTTCTCATAAGTCTTGCTCTTTCCAAGACCCACTCCGAAAGTCGTTTTATCAAATGCTGGGGTATCATCTTCCTGTCCACTGTCAATAATGTCATTTTGTGCTTCCTGTTCGCAATCATATAGTTTCATTCTCGCCCTGTCAATACCGATAACAAATCTTTTGTTAGCGCCAGGATCATTATATCTGTTCTTCAACTGTTTAACCATTAACTGGTTTAGACTTTCCAAATCTTCCGTTGATATGAGAGCAAACATGAGGTCAGCCGTAGCAGGCAAACCAAAACTCTCTGATGTATCTTCCAAACCCACATCTGAGTTTGAGTAACCTCCACGAGTAGTTTGTGTCGCTGACATAATCGGCACATTATTTTCCACTGCAAGCCCTCTAAGTTCTTCGGCAATCGCCTTGATATAGAAGTAAGATCCGACATTTGCATTCCCCTTAAATCTTGATGAGGCACAGATGTTCAAATAGTCGATAAAGATAATATCGGGTCTAAATGATTTCTTTAGTGCCAGTTCTTTAATCAAACTTCTGAAATGTCCAGTGTGAGCAGATGCAGTTGGGTATTCTTTGATAATTAACTTTCCGTTGGTCTTTGTTTGAATCTTGGAGAGGCGATCAGTAAACATCTTCTTGGGCAACTCGTGTAAGTCATCCATAGTGATGTTCATTAGATTCGCATCAATTCTTTCTGCAATCCGTTCTTCTGCCATCTCCAAAGTAATGTATAGAACATTCTTTCCTTGCATGAGGGTTGACGCTGCCATGTGACACATGAACAACGATTTACCAACACCTGTTCCAGCAAGTGCAATGTTCAAAGTTTTTTGTGGTAGTCCGCCTTTGGTAATCTTGTTAAAGTAATCCAAATCGAACTCAATCTTTTCTTCTCGTTTATGGTAGAACTCAAATCTGTCCTCACCATCTTCTACATAGTCGTGTCCAACATTCTGATCAAATGCGACTGCAAGTGCTTCTGATAGAATAGATGGAATTGCTTCAGCGGTTTGTTGTTTATCTTTCCCTTCAATAATTTGAATACCACTGAGGATGGCATTGTAGACTGCCTTATCCTTACAAAACTTTTCTGTCGTATCCACCAACCATTGCATATCAACCTGTGCATCAGATAGTGTTTCGACAATGTTTAGAACTGACTTAAACTCTTCATCAGTCAAGTCCTTTCTATTATCAAGTTCAATAGAGAGCGCTTCTTTGGTAGGTTGATTACCATACTTCTCTACAAACTTATTGATTTCTTCAAATACAACTCTTTCGTGACGATTATTAAAATACTCTGGTTTGATGAAAGGCAAAACCTTTCTCGCATATGGTTCATTGTATACTAAGTTACTAAGTGTAGTTCGTTCAATCGTCTGTGTTGACATACTGTAAAGCATCCTCTTTCATTTGTTGTTCTAAAATATCTGTTAAAACATCGCCAATGACTTTATAAAAATCATCGTCAAACATTTCTTTTGGTAGTCCATTAGAGTCTAACACATCAAACTCAAATTGTAAAGAGGCTTCTGTTTTTTCTTCATTCTCAATTACTTTGACTTCACCGTAGCGATAAACTACTCCTTGATATTTCCCCGCCTCTTCAGTCAGTCCAATACCTGTCCAAGTCTTATCTTTATTCTCTACAAATTTATACATAATGTAAGTAACTGCCTATAATATATTTTGGTTTCTCAATCGGTTTTGTTCCAGCATGAAGATGTGTCCACATTGGGGGGAACATCAACATCCTACCTGTTTCTGGTTTCACTGCAATATCCCACTGAGGGAATGTGGTATGTCCTGCTTTATTGTCATCAAGGTATAAAAAGAATACTAAAAACCTACGGGCAGAATCATAGTTCCCAACATCTACATGATCTGCAAACTCATCCACATCATTCGGCATATATCTTTTCATACGAAACATTTCAAATGCAAATTGTTCTGGAAACATCATATCAGTGATATTACAGTCTTTCATGTATTTATCAATATATTCACTGAACTTATTTTGTAGTGCAATAGCAAAAGGACGCCATTCTGCATGAGTCTGTAATGTCACCTGTGTAAAAGAACGATGCCCTTCCAGAACAATTTCTTCATGGTGTTCTGGTGATTCCTCAAACATCGCAATAAGTTGTTTTGATAACGACTCATCAATTACATTATCATATACTTGAATGAACTTATCCATTACTTTATAATGCCACCTTGTTGTGGAACTGCAATGCCACTCGTTTGCTGTGTCCAACCAGCAGCAAGTTCTTTCATAGTTTCAATTATAAACATAACTCCTGTCTTATTAAAGACGAAATCAGCATTTGGTTCTGTTCCTGTCATACAGATACCGTTTAGCAAACCTACTCCCTGTTGAGATGCCTGAACCATTCTTGGTTTATACAGTGTGATTGTTGTGAAATCTTCGGCAACAAACCTGCCGATAATTTCTGCCCCATTATTCATAACAAGTGTTACGATTGTTCCTTCTTTCATTACATAAATTCCTCTAGTGATGCTTTACTTTTTTGACTGTCGTT